TTCCCTGCGAAGCATGACCAGGCCCCTCACCTTGCACTGGTCTCACTCGATCACACCAACCATGAATAGTCCGTTAACTGTCAACAGGACCTAGCGGACGAACGCCAAACATGCGCGAGAGAACGACAACTGTCTGGCCAGCGCGGGTACCAGATTGTTGAACACTAGGTGAATTTTTCAGTCTGTCGGGTCAGGATCGTAATCTCCTGACCGTACTTTCGTCTACGCTGCCTTAAAGCACCATTCGGGCGGGGTTAGCGAGGGCTCACGGGCCCTGTCAAGGGAAGCCAGCGCAGCACGTGCCTCTTTCTCAAATTCGTCCCACGGCTTGTGTGACCAGACTTCGGCCGCACGGCGTAGATCGCCTTCCACGTTTTTGAGTTTTGCGGCGGCGTCGGAATAGGCGTCGATGGTTTCATCAAGCTTCACGGCCTTCACGACACCGGGCAGAATAACGGCGAGCAGCGCAAGTGCCGCAATCAGGAGTTCCAGATTTTCGTATTGGGAAAGAACTGTGCTCGCAGCAGCAGCCCCGGCAGCAGCAGCGGCTATCCAGAGGATGGCCCGGATGATCTTGAGCCAGCGCAACCAGATAAAAAAGCTTGTCGAAGTATAGAGCGTATTCCGCGATTGCTCGCGGCACTCTTGGACCAACGCTTTGTGCGCCGCTTTCAGATCACCGTTTCCGGAACCGCATTCCCGAATATCTTCTGCCATTCATTCCCCGCCGAAATGTTCATGTTCAGGGACTCATATTCGCACGCCTTGCACGCCCGCTCATAGGCGCTGATTTCTTTTGATTGCCAGGCATTACCAATGTTGATCCACTCCGTGGGATTCCCCGGCATAAAGAACCCGCCGCCGGCGCGATTGATCATGTGCAGAAAGACATCCCGCACGATCCAATCAAACCAGAACTCGCCATTGCCGCCCCAGGTCATTCGAGCCAGCGCTTCGCGGACCAGTTGCTCAATATGAAAGGATTTGAGCGGCACGTTGCAGTGCTGCCTCCATTGTTTGAGGATGCGCGTGATTTTCCGCACATTACCGTTGAAGGAAATATCGGCCTGGTCGAGCGCGATCGCCTCTCCAACAGGGATCGCCTCTCCAACAGGATTGACCAATTTCCAGCGCCCGCCGTCATTAGTATCGCAGGTAATGAAACCCCCGCCTTGTGCGAGAAAGGCGGGGACTATCTCGATTTCGATACTGTTGAAGCCAATCACGACAACCTGACCGTCACCGCGAATACGGGTCTGCGGATAGGTATCCGTAACCGCATTCCGCACAAGCTGGAGCAACTGGGATTGCTTGTTTCCCGTCCAGGTGTCGAGCCGGTGGAAGACATCGTTCGGTAGGATGAAGAACAGGTCAACGTCGCTCGGCGGGCGAATGGGCGTGTTCTTGCCCCACGATCCGGCGGCCAGACACCTGCTCATCACGCTTTCGCCGTAGAAGAAACGGTTGAGGCATTTCACAACGCCCTGCGCCTTCGTAATGGCATCCGCAATGTCCGGCGTCTGCAAGGCGAGGTTGGCCTGCAAGCTCAGGAAGCGCTTGGTCACATAGAGCCATTGATACGGCGCAATGGCGTTCGAGAGTAAAGACGGGGCGCGAGAGTAAAGACGGGGCGGGCGCTGGCAAATACATTGACCTGAGATAGTATCGGCGTATCTGGGCGTCAAGCCCCCACGGCCCACAAAATATAGTAGCCTGACCATTTTTCTTATTGTTTTTGGTTGCAGAGGCTTGTGTCGCGGTTTTCCAGTCAGGCAGCGAGCCGTACTTCGGAAATTCCATTGAACGTCCGGCCGTCCCCGTCGAGGACGGGCGACTTCCCGGTGGCCTTTTGCCAGCGCATCACCGCCACGTCCACATAGGCCGGACTGATCTCCATGGCGAAGACACGACGGCCGGTGCTCTCGCCGGCGATGATCTGCGAGCCCGATCCCGAGAAAGGTTCATAGCACAACCCGCCCCGTTCCACATGCTGGCGCATCGGCGTGGCGAAACAGTCGAGCGGCTTCGGCGTCGGATGGTCGGGCCGGTCCTCGCCCTCGAGGGACGGGATCTGCCAGACGGTGCTCAGGTAGTCCTCGGAGACACGCGCCGGCTTGTTGCCCTTGATCCAGCCGAACAGGCAGGGCTCGTGCTGCCAGAGATAGTGCGACCGGGTCAGGATCGGCCGGTCCTTGGACCAGATGATCTGCTGATGGACGAAAGCGCCCATCTCGATCCATACCGCCTCGACCATGGCCTGACGGCGCGAGGCATGCCAGCAGTACCAGGCCGCATGGGGCGTGATGGCCTCGGCGATGGCCGCCTTGATGAAGTTGCGGTAGAGGTCCGGCCCTTGGTCGGAATCGTCCCAGGTGACGCCGTAGGTGTCGGACCAGTTCTTGTTCTTGCTCGCCGCCACCGGCTTGTCCTTGGCGCCGGGATGGTTGGTGCCGTCGTAGTCGACCAGGTAGGGCGGATCGGTGGCAAAGAGGACGGCGCGCTCGCCGTTCATCAGGCGCTTCACGTCGTCCGGGCAGGTCGAGTCGCCACAGAGCAGGCGGTGATCGCCCAGCAGCCAGAGGTCGCCGGGCTAGGAAACCGGGGTGGCGGGAGTTTCGGGAACCTCGTCCTCGGCCGCCAGGCCTTCATCCTCGCTGTCGATCCCTTCCGCTGCCTGCGCCAGCAACTCGGCAAGGTCGTCATCGGAGTACCCGGTGCCGGCCAGTCCCTGCTCCCTCGCCTGGACCGCCTGCAACAGGGCGGCGAGCAGTACCGGGTCGTTCTCGGCCAGGTCGGACAGCCGGTTGTCGCCGACCAGGATGGCCTTAGCGTCGTCGTCGCTGGCATCCACGTAGATGACCGGCACCCGGTCCAGGCCCTCGGCCTCCGCCGCCATGAAGCGGTGATTGCCGGCCAGGATGTGCCCAGTCGATCGCTGCACGACGAGGGCGCCATAGAACCCGTTGGCCCGGATGCTGGCGCGGATCGCCTCCACGTCGCCCCGGCGCGGGTTGTCCGGATGGCAGGACAGATCGCCGAGCGCGACCATCTCGACCTTGTCGCCGATGTTGATGATTTGAGCGCTCACGGCCGTCTCTCTGGAATAGGGATGATCGATCGGGCATTTCGCTTCAAAACGAAATGGCCCGGCGTTCGGTTTCGTTTTCGCGATCCAAGGGGAGAACGCGGCAGGCCATGGCCGGCGCGGCCTACAGCGGAGTTCGGCCGTGCTCGAAGCGAAACGAAACGGGTTTTTTCAGGGTGTCACTGGGCAAATGCCGGGGTGAGCCCGCCAGCATACGTTATCGCCCAGGAAGGAACCATTTTCCGCGAACGGTTTCGATGGAGTTCCTCGCTCCGAAGCGCCTCCCCATCCCGGGCGCGCCTCTCGCGAGCATGGCAACGAATGTAGCGATTTCGGCCGTTTTTGTCCGCGCGAAAAGTGTTCGCCGAACACCTTTCTATCCGCTGCTCACGCCTTCGCCGATTGGACCATCGCAATCACGTCACGGCGCGATCGGTTACGCGGCAATCTATAACCGTTAAGCCTCCAGGCGATCACGCAATGGCCAAAAAGATACCGTTGATGAACCGCCGTACGCTGCAATCCGACCTTCGAGCAGATCGATTTCCAGCGGTCCCCGGAAACCCGCAGCCAGACAATTTTCGCCACGTCCGGGTCCAACCAGGCGAGCCAGGTCATCGCTTCGTCCATGCGGTCGATGGATGCCGGCGATGGCCAGGGGCGCCTCAGGACCGGATCGTGCCAACCGAAGGCGTCATAGACACTCCGAACGACCTCGGGCCAGACGGAAAAATATCCACGCACCCGTTCCTCGGGCAATTGCCGAAGGACACTGGCGGCTTCCGCCAATCGTTCTTCCACGAGGGATGGTGTCCATTGCTTATCGCCCATCGGTGTCCTCCTGGAGCTTGCCATAGAGTTTCTCTCCGAGTTGCCTGACCAGCTCCCGCTCGGGCCATGTGAGGCGCTCGTCCTCGACAGAAACGGCCAGCACGCCCTGTTCCCGCCAGCCGTCTCGTTTGACCTGCTCGGGCGTCCGGCGTTCGCCGCCATAACCGCTCGGGTGCCATCTCACGGCGCCACCTCCCTGGGTGCCGCGTCCACATCCACCAGAAGGCAAGCGAGAGCGCCGATGATCGATGCGGGAGCCTGTCCGTCGCCATGGCGTCCCATGCTCGATGCCAGGTCTTCGGGTTCCGTCCCGTACTGGAGGAGCAGAGACAGCGCCACGCAGGCATCGTCCAGGATGGCGTCCATGGCGGAACCGACTTTGGCCCCATGGGTGAAAACCTCGCCGACGCGGCCCGTGTCCGGGTAGTAGCCGACGGTCACCGCGTAACGGGTGTCGTTGAACGTCAGCTGAACGGTCTCGTTGGGCCGCCGGTTCGGAAGGCGGTTCCTGGTCATCACTTTCCCTCGCCGCTTTCGATGGCCCACAGCAGGAGGGCGATGGCATCGGCCTCGTTGTCATCAACAGGGGAGAACCCCCGCGCCTTGACCGCTGCGATGACGGCATCCTTGTTGGCGTTGCCCTTGCCCTTGCCTGTGATATGACGCTTGATGGTACCGACCGGAATGCCCTGGTAGGGGACCTCGTGCTCCTCGCACCACGAGGTCAGGGCGCCCATGAAACCACCGTAGATGTGGGCTGCATCCGTGCCGACGTGCCGCCGGACCTCCTCGAAGACCACGCGTCGAATGCCATGGGATAGCATGGCCAGTTCGACCAGCCAGTCGGTGAAGCGCAGGTAGCGCATGCCGCCACCCTCGAACCGGCGCGGGCGGAAATCATGGGTTCCGGACACGATCCTTCCGTCCATGGTGCGAAGCGCCCATCCGGTCGTCGTGCCGAGGTCGAGGGCCAGAACGGCGTCGTGGGTTCTGACGGGAAGGTCTGCCGGGATGGCGGGGGCGGTATTGGTCATTTCGGATTCCTTCTCTTCGGATCGTGGGTCAGGGTTGAGCCCTTCTCTTCCGGCCGGTGTTCCGGTAGCGGAGGGGCTTGTGGCGCGGAGGAAGACGGGTGGCCTTGCCGGGCTTGCAGCACGCGTCGCAACGGCGCCGGGGGTACTTCGGAAAACCGAAGGCGTTCTCGAAGGCGAACCACTGTCCGCAGTCGGGGCAGCGAGTTTCCCAGGTGATGATCCGCATAGGCTTGCCGGAAGGCATGGGGCGGACATTGACGGAGATCGGGCGATAAATCTGGCCGTCATGCAGACGTGCCTCGGGGTCGCGCGGCATGAGCGGCTCCTGGTCGTGTGGATGGGGGATGGGGCGGGAACGTCGGGTGGTCCGGACGTCGGGTTCCCGGGCGGGAAGCAGAGGCACTTCCCGGCCCGTATGGGCGTGTGTTCCCGGAACACGCCCATATATACGTAGTATATATAGGGGAGCGGGAAGTGGTAACGCTTGAAATACAACGGTTTTTTCCGGTAAGCACGCCGGGAAACCGGGAACGGAGCCCAGGGCGCTTTCCGTCTGAAAATCAATGGGTTGGGCGATTTTCGACGGGGTCGGTTTCCGGGAATTCCCGGCCGGGAAGCCGGGAACCGGGAACGGAATCCGGGTGTATCGGGGCCGGGAAGGAAGCGGTCGGGAAGCCGGGAACGGAGCCTTCATGGCCATCATTCCCCGGTCTCGTGGGCGCCATGGACGAACTGCCCGACGCCACGGGCGAACGGCCCTGTCGGTAGGTCCAGCCACTTGAGTTCCTTCGATCCCTCGGCCATGCCTTTGACCAGGACGGGAGGCCGGGTGTTGAGCAGGTCCTGGACCATGGCCTCGAGGCGGTTCCGGCCGATCTCATGGAAGACCATCGGCAGCCGATGACGCTGGCCGTGAACCCCGGAGCCACCGGTATGGGTGAACGGATGGCCGTTCTCGGCGGCCCGGGCGATGGCGGAGACCAGGGTGTCACGCAGGTCGTTTTCCGGCATGCGGACCTCTCGCAGTCGCCGGGTCACATCGACCAGGAGTCCGGTCGGGGCGCGCAGGTAGGTGCGGAGGGTCCGGTCAGCCGGCCCGTTGGCCTTGACCACCGCGCCCTGGAACACGGCGTTGCGGGCGGGCGGCTTGTCGAGGGCCTTGAACACCAGGCTCTGGTGTTCCTCGGGCGCGGGCCAGAGGGCATAGACCATGCGCACCCCGTCAACGATGGCGCTGGTGCCGCGCACGGCGTCGCGGGCCTGCTCGACCGAGGCGATGGGCCGGTTGCCTTGGGGCTTCCTCATGTGATGGGCGACGATCACTGCGGCGCCGGTTTCGGTGGCAAGGCTCGCCAGCAGGCCAGTGGCGAAACTGCCGGCCGCCGGATCCGAAGTGACGTCGGCATGGATGAACGAGGCCAGCGGGTCGAACACCACCAGCTTGAGATCGCGCAGCCTCATGATCTGGTCGCGCATCATGCGGAACTGGGGCGTGATCTCTGGGCCGTCCTTGCTGGACACCACGAGCGGGATCGGCCCGCCCGTGTTGGGCAGCGGCACGACGATCAGCCGTTCCGGTCGCTCGAGACGAAGCTCCTCGGGATCGAGCCGTTGTAGGCGGCGATGGACCTCGCCCTGATCGTCCTCGGCGGTAAAGATGACGGCTGTCCCGAACTCCCGCACCGGGCCGCCGAAAGCCATGGGCTCGGGACTGACCGAGACAGAACGGGCCTTGCCGGTCGCCACCGACAGCGCCAGGTCGAGGGTCATCATTCCCTTGCCGGTGTCGCCCATGGCGGCCAGGATCGAGACCACCCCCATGGGAAACGAGCCCTCGACCAGGAAACGCTGTTCGGGCGCATCGCCGGAATACCGCGTGGCATGCCAATCCGAGAGATCGAGGGTGGTTTTCTCGGGGCGCAGGGGCTGACGTTCGATGATGGCGATGAACTTGGCGACATCCATGCCGTCGTCGACTGCGTCCGCCGCATCCCATTTCTCAGGTTTGTCGTCGGGTGGCAGAAGGACTGAAACCGACAGGGCACCGGCAGCCAACACGGCCTGCCCCGCCGCCATGGCGTACTGCCAGCCGGGACCATCCTTGTCGGGCCAGATCAGCACCTGTTTGCCGTCAAGCGGCGACCAGTCGGTCTTCTCGACGGGGGCCTTGGCCCCGTTCATGGCCGTGGTGGCCGAGATACCGGCATTGATGAGCGCCTGTGCGGCCTTCTCGCCTTCCACCAGGACCACCTGGTCGGCGGCCTTGATGCCAGGGCGATTGTAGAGGGGACGTGGTTCCGGAGCCTTCAGACACCGGTTCACCACGTCCCAGGGCCGAAACTGTTTGCCGCCGGGCGGATCGTAGCGGTAGACGCAGGCAATCAGCCGGCCATCCTCATCGTGATAGTCCCACTTGGCGGTAACCGGCCCGAGATCATCGACCGGAGGGGACTTTTTGGGTGTCCCGGTCGCGGCTTCGCCGCTCCTCGCCTTTTGGGCCTGGGCCGCGCGATCGTCGTGCAGGGTACGGCTGCGGCCATCGAGCCAGCAGCGGATGTCGTCCATAATCGCAGGGAACTCGGTGCGGGTGTCGCGACCGGTGACCGCCGCCCAAAGGCCGATGATGTCGCCACCCTCGCCAGTGGCGAAGTCGTGCCACATGCCGGCCTTGGGTCCGGCCAGTTCCACCGACAGGCTGTCGCCGCGATTGCCCTGGACGTCGCCGACCAGAAACTTGCCGCCCTGGAATGCGCCGCCCGGCAACAGGTAGGAGAGCACGCCCCGGATATTGACCAACATCCGGGTCTTGATCTCCTCGGTGGTCTCGGCCCCATCCCAGGGTCGGCTGTCGTCGAGGCGCTGCGGTTCGGCGTCGTTGAAGTCGCGCCAGCGCTCCAAGTCGATCACGTTATCGTCCATCGCCGATCCTCCAACAGCGATCAGACCAGGAGCAGAACCGACATTCGTGGAAATCAGCGGACTGGGCGATGCGAGGCAGCAACTCGCCCGCCTCGGTGGCCCGGATGATGCGCACCGACTTGTCGCTCGCCGTCTGCGCCAGACCGCCGTCGAACGGCACCAGTTCGTGATGGAGTTCGGCGGTGTCCTTGTTGATCGCCGTGAACAGCGCCGGGTTTTGGGAGATCCCCGGCACGGTCGCTTCCATGTAGGCCTGATAGGTGGCGATCTGGGCCGCATAGATCGGCTTCGAGATCACCACACCGCGCTTCACCGTATCCTTCCAGGACTTTTCGTTGAGCGACTTGCATTCCCAAAGCGCCGGAAAGCCCGTCAGCACGGGCCCGGCGTTGATGATGCCGTCCACATGGCCGCGGATGCGTCCGTCGGCGACAGAGAAGCCGAACTGCTCGCCACCTGGCCTGTTGCCCCCCGCCTTTGCGGGGGCAGGACTCTTGGTGGTGTAGAGTTCAAACCCGGCCTTGCGCAGCCAGCCGATAACCAGATCCTCGAAGACGTGCCCGGCGGCAAAGATGCGCAGCGTCCGACCGTCGAAATCGCTGCCATCGTCCTTCGGCGCGTCGGCATATTCGAACTGCAAAGCGCGCTCGCAGGCCACGCCCAAACGGGATCCACCGAGGTAGTCGCGCGACGGCCTCGCGGCATTCTCCGCCTCAAGGGCCTCGTTAATGAGCGTATTGATCCGATCGGCCACCGTGGTCGAGTGGTTGTAATCCAGCATCAGAAAGGGATCTCCGTATCGTCACCCTTGGCCGTCGCCAGCATGGCGTCCTGGAAGCCGCCGACAGCGACCTCGATCAGGGTCAACACTTGCGCTTCAGTGAGGTCGATCAGCCGGGTCTGCCAGCCGATCTCCTCCATGATTTCGGCGACCGGCTTCATGGCGGCACGGATCGCGGCCTGCTCCTGCTCGGTCAGGTCAACCATGCCCCAGCGCTCCTTCGCCAATTGCGACCAGAAGCCTTGGCAGGCCATCGAGCAGAACCAGACCGATGGCCGGCGCTGTTTCGAAGGCACCGGGTCGAACCAGCCAAAGCCACGGGCCGGACGCCGACAAACGGCACAGAGCGCACCACGCGGATGCCAGAGGCGCAGACGGGCGGTGGCAGTGTCGGACGGAGGACACATGGATCATGCCGCCCTCCGCGCATCGCTGCCCGCCGAGCCCACCAAGCTGGTAATGGCGCCCTTGTTGAACTGGAAGGTGAGCAACGCCGAGGCCTGATAGCGGGTCAGCCCAAAGTCCTGGCGGTACTGGGGCGGCAGGTATTGCAGCTGGCGTTCCGTCGCCGGCTGGTTCAGCCAGGACCGGGTCTTGTGCGCGCTCTCGTCGGTCTCGTTCTCGTTGAGCCAGTCGTCGGCCGCCGCCAGACAGACGGTGCGCTCGCCCACGGCCAGCAGCCGCGAGCGCTGTCCCTTCGCCCCGCCGACGGCGTGCCAGCGCCCGTGCAGGAAGAAAATACCGCCCCAGGCGCTGAACCCGTTGGCCACCAGCGCCGCGTCGTCGCCGAAGAGATCGCACCAACGGAAGCTGGAGCGCTTCAGCAGGTCGATCTCCGACATGACGAAATCCGATAACGGAACAGTCTCGCCGTCACCGAAGGTCTCCCACAGATAGCCGCAAAGAGGGCATTCCCTGGCTGCCAGGGGGACGATGGCGTCGCATTCCGGGCAGTCCTTGGTCGGGGCCTCGCCGTCACTGGTCTTGCCGTCCAGGTTGACATCCTGTTCGAGGCAGCCGTGCAGCAGTGTCGAAGTGCCGAAATCGAGTACGATGCAGTCGGTCTTGACCACGCCGGGGAACTCGTTCGGATCGACGGTACGCAGCCCGCGCCCGACCATCTGGATCATGGTGGACTTGTAGGAGGACGGCCTGAGCAACACGACGCAGCTGGTCGGCTGGTGGTCCCAACCCTCAGTCAGCACCGCCACGTTAACGATGACCTGGGTATTGCCCTTCTCGAATGATCGCAGCACCGAACGGCGTTCGGCTTCCGGCATGTCCCCGTAAACCATGTCGGCGGACACGCCCTCGGTAACAAAGGCGTCCCGAACGTTGCGGGCATGATCGACCGTTGAGCAGAACACCACGGTCTGGCAGTCACCGGCCTTTTCCCGCCAGTGACGGATCACCGCCTCGGTGATCGGCGCCTTGTTCATGATCGCATCGACCGCCTTCATGTCGAAGTCGTCGACGGTCTTGCGCACGCTCTTCAGCGCCTCCTGGGCACCGACGTCGATGACGAAGGTGCGCGGCGGCACGAGGTGGCCCGAAGCGATCAACTCGCTGATGGTGATCTGGTCGGCGACGTTGGAGAAGACCGGACGCAGCCCCTTCTTGTCTCCCCGGTTGGGCGTCGCGGTGACGCCGAACACCCGGATGTCCGGATTGCGGTCTCGCGCCCAGTCAATGACGCGGCGATAGCTGTCGGCGGCCACATGGTGCGCCTCGTCGATCACCAGCAGATCGAGCGACGGCATGGCATCGAGGTTCGCCGTGCGGGCCAGGGTCGGCACCATGGCGAAGGTGGTCCGTCCTCGCCACGACTTGGTCCGGGAGTCGACGATAGAGGTGCTGATGGCCGGATTGACCTTGGCGAACTTCAGCACGTTCTGCGCCGTCAGTTCGTCGCGGTGGGCTAGCACGGCAGATTTGGCATCGTTGCCGCTCAGCATCCGGCCGACCACGCCCGAAAGCATGATCGTCTTGCCGGCACCGGTCGGGGCGACGCCCAGGGTGTTGCCGTACTCATCGAGCGCATCGACGGCGCGCTCGACGAACACCTTCTGGCGGGGACGGAGAAGCATCTAGCCGCCCTCCTACTGCGCCCAGGCCGGGCGGCCCGGATTGGCGGCCGGTGCCGCTTCAGGGGTGGCGGGCGCCGAAGGCGTCGCGGCAGAGGGGGTACTGCCACCCGGCCGCCAGAGGCCGCCGTTTTCCTGGAACGCCTTCCAGTCCTTGTGGTTTGGCGTAACGGCGAAGCGGATCTCGTTCTTGGCGTCGCCGTTAACGTCCTTGCCGACATTGATCTTGGCCAGGAACTCGATGCCGTCGAGATCAGCGAAGCCGTTGATGCGCCGCGCCGCCTGGGCCTGGGGCGAGTTGTCCTTGTCCGACAGCCCGCGCGCCGAGTTGAGGATGCCGCGCACGAAGGAGCGGCCCATGTTGCCCCACTCGGGGCCCTTGAGGCTCAGGAGGCCAATAAGGCTCCACACCTTGCGCTTGGCGAACGACCCCTCGGTGATGACGAACTCGGCGTTCAGGTAGACCGAGCCGGTGGTCTCGTTGCGGGTCGCATAGCCACCGGTCCAGCCCTGGGACGGATCGTCATAACCGCCGGGCTTCAGGGTCATCCTGACCGGCACGATCGTGCCCTTGGGGATCAGGTCGTAGGAGTTCTGGGACTCCGCATCGTTGTAGTCGTTCCACGCACCGGTCATGGTCAGGACGCTCCTTCATTGTCTTGAGGGACGGGGATATCGGCGGGCTGGGCAGCGGGCCGGCCATACGCCAGCCGCTCGCTCGCCGGTTTGACGGGGCCGCCGATCTTTTCCATCAGGCGGCCGAGATGAGGTTCCTCGATCTGGTCGAGACGCCCGCTGCGATCCTTGGCAGGGAAACCGAAGGGATTGAGAGTCTGGCAGACGAAGGCCCGGAACGGCTCGCCGTCGCCCTGGCTCACCTCGGCCATGGTGATGACCTCGTCGACGATGCCGGGCAGTTCGTTGCCGGTCTTGGAGCCGTCGATCTGCGGCACGAAGACGCGCCGATTGAAGTCGTCGAGCTTCTCGTCGAGGATCCCGACGAACCAGACGTTCTTGCCCCGGGTGTGCTGCAGATGGGTGAGCCAGGCGATCATCTCCTGGCCGTGCAGTCCGTAAGCACCGCGCATGTCGGGCTTGCCCGTGCGTTCGGAGACCGCCTGCGGCTGTCCCTTGCACCACTGGAAACACAGCCGACCAGCCACCGTGATGCTGTCAATGAAGATGGTCCGGTACTTATCTAGCGCCGCCGCATCGCCGAAGCGTTCAGAGACCGCCTCGAAGTGTGCCTGGCTGTAGACTTGGTCCTCGCGGAGCGCCGGGTTCGGCCCGCCGATGAAGACGGCGAAGTCGCGGCATTCAGCCCAGGTACGCGGCCGGATGGTGTCACCCGGCCAGCCCTCGATGGCGAGGTCGCCGGCCTCCAGGTCGAAGAACAAGGTGCTCGGCGCGTCCAGCGTCCACAGCAGCGAAGTCTTGCCGATCCCGGACTTGCCGAAGATGCAGCCCTTGATGCCGCGCCGCTCGGCCAGCCGCTCGTCGGCGGAAATGATGGGGAGACCGCTCATCGCGCGTCCTCCCCGTTGGAGGGCTTCAACTTGAAACTGGGTTTGCCGACCCGAACGGTGCGGGCGGACTGAAAGGCGGCACGGATCGCGCTCGGCCAGGCGGCATACTTGCGTTCGGGAACCTTGAAGGCGATGTCGACGTACTCGGTGGGTTCATCGCCCTCGGCGCGGATGCGCTCGACCAGGGCGGCCAGTTGGGCCTGGTCCCAATCGACCTTCTTGGGCAGATCGGCGACCACGGTCGCCGCGCCGTCGTCGAAACGGACAGTGCCGGTGTCCTTGCCGTCGGCCTGGCGAGCCTTGGCGGCGGTGTCGCCGTATTTGAGCGCCAGGGCGCCGTCGAGCCAGTCTCGGACCAGCTTGGCGAACCGCAGGGCCTCGTCGGCCTCTTCCTGCAGCAGCACCAACTGATCGGCGGGCAGACC